GAATTGCTGTATCTACATACTCTCTACCAATATCTATCTGGTCATATATTCCACCAGACATTTCACCTACAAGATATGTTCCTAACTTACCATCATTTCTTTGAATTTCATATAACATCTCAGAAAACAATCTAGTAAATGTAGATTTTACATCAGTTTTACATGTACCTGCTCTTACAACACATATTTTTGTACCAGCAGGATTTACTTCACTATTTTCTCCATTTTGAGCAACTTGTAAATTAGTTTCTGAAGATGCTAAAATTGAGTTTGCTTCTTGTTCCTTACCAATTTGTTGATGACCAGCTAGTGTAGTTGGAACTGCACAAAAATTCTTTGAAGAATCTCCTTGTTCTGATATGAGAGTGTTATCACGAATAAAACTTGTAAATCCCAAACATTCTTTTGAGGGATCTTCTCCTTCTGGAGGTGTGTCTGATGAATGAGCAACACCTCCTATAGATCCAATAATACATGGATGCTGACGTTCATTATCTAGAAAAAATCCTACTACCCAAACTCCCTTTTCAAGTTGATCTGAAACTGTTGTAGAAACACCAATTATATGTGGAGTTGTTACAGGCATTGTAGCAACCGCCCAAGGTAAATCATCATTAGAGACAGAATTGCAAGTTTTTGGATGTAATCCAACAATCCTTACTTTACATCTCCCTGATTGCTTAGGGTCATTTTTACTTGGTTCCTCAATTTGTCCAATCCACCATTTGAATCCATCAGATCCTATTTGGTGAATTGGATAGAGTTCGTTTAGGGCAGAATCAATCGTCATATACTAGGCACTCTGGTTCATCTGGATGCATTTCACAGAATAATTCCAACGCATTGGGATCATGGTGATCACCTGCTTCAATTTCATCTTTATGATGTTCTACATAAGTTTCTAGTTCTTCTAGTTCTACTTTTGCATGTCTACGTGCAGCAGGATTTGATGTTGGATCTTCTATGATATCTCTATCTTTTTTAATATGTTGTTCTATAGTGTCCATAAGTTCTCCTTATTTTACTTTACTTTCTTGATCTTTGATTCCTTGAGAATCTCTTACCAAGTCTAACACAGTATATACAGTTCTGGTATCTCCGATGTTGAATTGATGATTTAGTTGTTTGATCAAATATGTACCACTGTGTTCTGGGTCATATGCGTTGTCTCCTTTTATAGCTTCCGCTGCTTGTTCGGGAATCCTTATCTCAATTTTATCACCAGCACATAATTCAAGATGTCCTGTCAAAGATATAGTTAACTGTTGATTAAACAATATACCTGCTCTTGCAAGACCTTGAGATAGATAATATTTTTGATTATCTTGATAAGGATGACTACCATCACCACCAGTTTCAGTTGAAGCAATCTTAGATTCGTTATTCCAAACCTCATTGTCAACTATTGTTGACATCACTCTCGTTGGATATTCTGATAAATTAGTCTGACCTTGAGGTAATTTTGTTTGACTACCTAAATGTGCCATTTCATCCCAAGTATCTACAAGAGAATATTGTTGCTCTTCGTAAGTTAGATTATTTATATTGAAATAGCAGCATATTGATGAGAAATGTCCTTCTCTCAACTTCTTAATCATATCAAATTCTTGTCCAAATACAATTTCTTGTATCCTAAACATAGAGGGTTGAGATCCTTTAGCAGGTTGCCAATAAAAAAGACCACTTTGTACTGGTGAACCATTAAACTCATCTTCATTAGTAGAGACTAAACTATCAATTGATCTAAAAACATGTCCTCTATTTGTTTGAAAGAACAAATATCCAGCAGTTCCAGAACCTTTCTTTTTTTCTGGATCTGATATATCACTATCTATGTTACTAGATTTTGTCTCATTTTTATTCTTTGATTTAATTGCAATTTTTTCTGATATAGTTTTTGGTAAAAAAGATTTTATTAGTGTAAATGGAGATTTTTTTGTAGGAAGAATTTTCATGCTTGTTGTAGATGCTTCTACATTCATTTTAGTTTTAGGAACTTTTAAATACTCTCCAAGAATTTTTTGAACTAATCCAGATGTATTTCCAGATAATACTTTATTTACTGTTATACCTTCATTGATCAATCCTTCTTCAGATATTAATCCTAATGTATATGTTTGTTTTCTCTCAGATCCAATTCTATTAGAAATATTCCATACACGAAATTCATATGTATATCTTCCATTATTTTGTCCAGAAGTTTCCGTTAAATCATCAACCTCAACTACAACTCTTTCAAATCCTTGAATAGGCATAGTGGATATAATATTTTCTGCATTATCTTCTATTACCATAGTAGCAGCGTATGCTGGCCACATAATGTCCTCAAAATATTGAAATTGTTTACACATATCACCAGCAAGGTTGACATATGGTTTAGCGTCATTTCCTACTTTATACAAAGAAATTTGTATAACATCAAAACTAGTTGCATACTCTTTACTCATTTAACTACACTGAATATGGTGATACATACGTTCCCTCTTTTAAAGGGTTTCCTCTTACTGCAATAGCAGAATATTCTATTTGTTTACCTGCACTTGAATTATTAGTATTGTTCATAACAACTTGATTCTGTGGATCAGTTAATCCATCAATCATATTATTTACCTCATCTGCCATTGACATATTATACGCTATCTCTGAAGTTTTTAGTCCATACTCAGGTGAGTTATAATAATCAAAAGCATTATCATAAGTAACATTCTTAGCAAATACATTACTATCAAGTGAAGATTGATCTTGAGGATAATCTGGTAATGCCAAAAATTCCTCAGCAGTAAGACCGTATTTTTTCTTAAATCTTTCTGGATCTCCAAACCCATTAATAACCATATAAGCATCTTTTGTTGCTGTAGATCTCAAAATAGTTCCAAAATCTTGTTTAGATTTAAAAACTTTTTCTTTCTTCTTACCACCAAAGAATGCAATACCTCCTCCAGTTCCAGATACTCTATTGTAAACAGTAGAACCACCACGACCATACAATGATCCACCACGTCCATATGATGATCCACCATTCCCTGTAATCCAATCTTTAAATCTACCAAATAATCCTTTCTCTTTATTTTCTTGACTCCTACCCTCAAAATCGCTCCTTTCTTGACTTATTCTTTGACCTGATTCAATATCAGATGCCATATTGTTTGACATCACATCAGGTATACCAAAAGCTTGTGCTATAGGAGAAGTGATTGATTTCATGTTGGCAATAATTGAAGGAGGGAACCCTACAGATTGTAAAACTTTACCCATTATACCCATAGTTACCAGACCAGCTGCTTTAGTTGGCAATTCTATCGCTTTTGCAAGAAGATCACCACTATTTGATTTTAAAGACGGTGAACGACTTATCATAGGTGTTGACGAAGCGATATTTGGTGTAAACTCTGGTTTCATTGAAGGAAGATTTTCACCAGGATTAATACCCCTCTCTGCCATCATTGGCATTTCTGATATAGGTGTTTGACCAACTGCTGATGGCTGACCCTGAGTGTAATTGTTGTCAAGAGGAATAACTGCTTCATCTCCATGCAACACTGCGAGATATCCACTATCAGGACCAGAAACTATACCACCTTCAGCAAGTTGTGGTAAATCATCCATCATATTGTCTTCATTCTGACCAGCAGCGTCATCTGCTATATCATCTGCAAGATTTTCTCTTTGTAAATCACGAACCTCTTGCCTGTCCATGTCTTGCATCAAGATTCTATTAGTATTAGATAAATCTACTTCTTCTCTCTGTTGTGCTATCTTAGTTTCTGCTTCTCTTTGATCTCTCTTTTCTCTTTCAACTTGACCAGAATATCTAAGTGCTTCAATAATAGCATCTAATTTACTTTCAAGACTATCAGAATGTTGTTCTAACTTTTGATAGGTTTTATCAATACCATCTTTAGTGGCATTTATTCCATCATCGGTCTCATTGAGTTTTTGATTTATATTATTAAAACTAGAACTCAATGAAAGTGCTAATTTTCCTAGAAAAACACCAAGTTTTTCATCTCTAACTTTAATTCCGCTATTAAAATTCCTAGGGAAAAATCCTCTTTCAAATTGTGGAAGATTTCCTTTTCTGTTTATATAATTTAATCTATTTTGTGCTGCTTGTCTTTCACCAGCAGTAGCAGCTGGATTATTAATAAGATTAGTAAGTTTTGCTATTCTAGGATCTTGAGATTTTACAATTGCACCTCCACGAACAGGCACAAAAGAACTTACTGAACTTACTGAACTTGGTTGTTCTGACTGCTTAGTGGGTTCTTCATCTTCAATATCTTCAGAACCACTCTTTGCTCTATTCTTTATAAACTCCCAAATTTTTCCAGCAATGAAAGTTGTTAGATCTCCTTTATATGTCTTTATTAAACTTGCCATTATACTGTATACCTTGCTAAGTTATATGCTTCAAAGAAATTGCTTTTTTGACTAGAACCAGTCATAGGAATGGTAGTTTGATTAGCGTTAATACTCTGATTGTTGATAATCACAATAGGGAGTTGACGTTTCCTTGATTTTCTTTGTGTCATCAACCTTTCACTACTACCATTTTCTACCATACTGGTCATAGCAGTAGATACATTACTATTCGCTCCAATGTTATTTAATGAAGTTTGATTACCAGAAGATGTGGATGGTTTTAATTTTTCTAAGAGACCATGAGGAGTTACTCCACCAGAACCTGTAATTAATTTGATTATTGCATCAGCATTAGAATATCTGGCAGCACTACCAGGTTCAAAGAAATCAACACTAGTATGCCATCCTGACATATTACCTGCATTATTTGGTTGTAATTGTGGTACGCCAGGTGTATCTACACTCACAAATCCCACCGAACCAAGAAGATCACCAGCAGCTACTTGTTGTCCTGTTTTAACAGCAATACCACCATCAGGAAAATGTGAATAAAGAGAATCAAATTCTTTTCCAGTGCTAGGATCTACACTACGAACAACTACTACATTACCATATCCTTTACCATATAATAATCCAGTTTCAAGAACATAACCAGGAAATAGATTGTAATTATTTTTATAATCTTTAAAACTAAAATCAACGCCTGGTTCTCCAGATCTATCTCTACCTTGTTGTCCATAAAATTCTATGGTTGATGCACCACCTACTCCCATCATAGGAGTTTGTGAAGTAGCACCTCCTATACCACCCTCTCCTGGATCATTACCAAAATTCAAATGTCTTCTAGGATCAATCCACCAACGACTATCCTGTATTTCATTTTCTTTAATAATTCTTTCATTCTCTGATGTTTGTTCATCATTCATTGCTGTATCTAGAGGAAGAGTTTTTCTCTTTAATTTTATGTAATCACCAGGTTTATTAGGATCAAGATCTGGATACATTTCCAATATCCTAGGATCTATTCCACTTTTTTTCTTGTCTCTTGATCTTCTAACTACATCAGTTTTACCAACATCAAATGTATAACCTGTAGTTCCTTGAATGTTACCTAAACCCGAAGCTGCTATTAAAGAACCAACTTCTCCACCAAAACCTGTTGCATCTCCAAATGATTTAGTAACACCAACTATAGTTGCTATTGAACTTATATCGGAACCCATTCCCTTAATTGGTGCTTTCCCAATGTTACCCCTCTCATATTGATCTGGTGAGATGCCAAAAGCATCCATAAAATAATTTGCAAATACTTCATCACTTAAATTAAAAAGATTAGGTTCAATATGTCTATCATATGCGTCTCTATCAATATCACGAAGAATATCAACTATAGCAAATCCCCAACCAGCAGCAGGTATACCACTACCAAAACTTAACATCATTCCTTTTGGATCACCTAAAGCAAGACGAACCAAACCTTCAATAACAGCATATCCAGTTCCTACAATAGGAAATCCACCTTTTGTACCACCAGCTGCAAGTTTCACACCTATTTTTTCTGCACCCTCTTTACCAAGTCTCTGAACGATTGCCTTTTGAACGGTAGGACTCTTCATGGCTCTCATAAAGAGTCCTTTTTGAAGTTTCTTATTTATTCCCTCTGTAGCACCAATTCTAATACCCCTTTTAGCAAGATTTTTCTTGTTCATTTCTAGGGTTTGTTGAACTGTTTGGTAATTTATAAGTTTTTGAGTTATTTTACCACGAAAACCACTAGTTTTTAAAAATGCTTTCGTAACAAATTTTGAAGTTTTTCTAGCGGTAAGACCTTTTAATCGGTTAATACCTTTTCCTACAAGAATATCACTTGCAAGAGCAGGACCGAGGAATTTCTTAAGTGATTCAATTCCAAGTTTCCCCACAATTTTACCACTATACATGGTAAAGGGTTGTATGACCCTTTTAAAAATTAAATTTCCTGGTCTTACATTTCTTACAAATTTTCTAACAGGTTGTAAGGATTTTCTTAAAAGTCTTGCTCTTGATCTAAGACCTTTTGGAATAAGAGCTTTAGCAATTTGTCCTACTAATTGTGCTGTAAACCTATTACCTAATATACCAGAAAGTAATTTTCCTAAAATACCATATGCTCCAGTGTTTGTCTTCTCAAATGCAAATGTACCTGAGAGATCCATACCTTTCTCAAGTTGTCTTTCTAAATCTGCAAATCTAGATTCTGCTTCTCTTTGTTTCTCTATTGCTGATACATTACCAATAACTTTTGCTATTTCATCAAATTTATCTTCTAAAAGTTGATTTCTACTAACAAGTAATTTTTGAGTATCTGCTAAACCACCTGCTACTAAGTTAACTTTATCAGATAAATTACTAACTTTATTTTTTACCTGTAGTAATTTTCCATCTAGAGGTGTAAAAATTTTTACTATTGTTTCTCTAACATCTCTACTTTGTACTGATATAGAATCAGAATCGTCTTTTCCTAATTCTACTGCTGCATCCTTAACTTCTTTAGACGCACCTGATTTATCAAGCTGCTTTCTCTCATCAGCTTGCTTGATGCGATTCCAAATAGCACCAGCAATTGATGTTGTTAAATCTCCTTTATATGTCTTCTGTAATGATGCCACTATCGTTTTGCTTTAGCTGCTTCTTGTTTTTGTTTAAGTTCTTCAAGATATTGGACTAAGAAAGTAGTATATACCTCTTTCTCCCAAGGTAACATATTTTCAATTTCACTCAAGCTGTATTTATGGTACTGCATCAAGGCAAAATTCATTCTAAAATACCCCTCCAGATTATTTTGGAAGAGTGCTATGCGAAAAAACTCTGTAATCCCTCAATTGTGTACGAAGATTCCTTTCCAGTCTTAGGGTTTATGACCTTAAAGGTATGACTTAGTTTAGGAGAAGTTTCATAGAATTTTTGAATTTTCTCAAATTGTTTAGTAGTCAAACTATCAACAAATGTGCGGAATTCTTTCTTTGTAGTAGTACTTGAGTCATATACCTCTTCATCATCAAATATCTGATCTATAGAATCTGCAATAAATCCATATACATCCTCAGTCTTCATTTCCTTTTGTAAAAACTCCCTATCTATGAACTCCTGCATACTAGGATATCGCATAACAAGACCAGTTTTATCATTAAACATGATTTTTTTATCATGTCCTTCAGGTTTAAGAATTTCAACGTCATTAATATTGATATTTGCTTCTACCTGTGTTTCATTATCATCAAGACACGTTACTGTCAAAGTAATATTTTCACCAATAGATGCTCCTCTAATTTTCAAAAACAAATATTCTAAATCAAAACTAGGTAGTGTATCTACCTTAATACGTGTAATAACGCAATTTTTAATTAAATCTTTAACTGCACTAATTACTTGTTTTTCGTCTTTTGACTCAAGTGCCATTAAAAGCACTTTTTCCTCTTTTACGAGAAATGGACGATATTTGATAGTTTTGCCTGTAGAGGGTAATTCAAGTTCAAACGTAGGATACCCAAGTTTCGGTAATGCCATAAAAACAATTTCAAGTCGTATATTTATATATAGCGACTTTTTGAGCAAAAAAATAGCGAGAAAAATTTTCCCGCTTTTATGGAATCAAAAAGTCAATTTTGCTATTCACCACGACCATCACCTAATCCAAAGTTTGCAAAGGCAGGATCATCATAGTCAAGACCAGTAAATGATGTATCTCTTTTATCACCGTAGATAACTGTGTGTCTTGAGTAATGAAAGTTGACATTAACTCTTGTAAGTTGTGAACTACCATAAGAAAGAGGTACAGCGTCTATGGCGTATGGATAAGCATTCTCAAGAATATATGTAATTGGTGCTCTGTTATTAGAAGCAACACCATTTGGTTCTGTCTTTATTATTTTAACAGTAGCAGTATATTCAGCTGGATATCTAACTCTGGTAACTCTGTTGCGAGGTTGAGGTGTAGAGGACATAGCAGAATATAACTCATTTTCTCCTTCTACAAATTCCTCATTAAACATCCATTGATACCACCAATTGAAGAATTTTAACGGTATTAGTTTAGCATCACAAAGAAATCCTAGTCCAACATCAGTAAACATTCTTGAATGTGCATATTGTACAGCAGACTCACCAACATATCTTCCACTTAATTGTCCTGTTGCAGTCTGAACATTAGGTAACTGTGCTTCATCACACATCATATGAACTATGTCCTCATCTCCATCAAAATAATATCTTTGAGGAAATGTACTTTCAGGACCCCATTCAAAAAACACATCAAAACCAGTAGTCAGGGACATCCCCTTCTGCCTACCAATTTTACTCATAAATTCGTCTATTGTATGCTGTGCCACTAAATATAATTGTTGGATTCTATATTATATATGGCTTATTCTGGACTTTACAAACCCTTACACCCAAAAAA